TTAAGAAGAGCCTATTCGCCGGCGCGGTCGCATAGGGCGGAGATCCTTTCCTTCACGAAGCTTTCATGCAAATGCCTTCGTTGATAATCGCCCTGTTGAATGTCGTGGCAGAGCCGCCTAGCGAACCGCAGGTAGCGCTTCAGGGGTTACAGGGTGGATAGGAAGGGGACGACCGAACAGGAAATACGAGCCCGTGCGTAGTGCCCGGTGTGGCTCTATGTCGTTTTGTTAGGTTTTATCGGACATTTCGGACGCTCACGTGTGATCCCGTAGCAGTCCATTATAAGGAGTTTTGCGCCCATTGGGTCCAGAATTGGGTCCTGGCTGAACGGCTCATTGCAGTAGCGACAGCGGCACCGGATTTACCGCGCTCAACTCTTTGAGCAGCACGCTCAGAAGCACTGGGCGTGACCGGATCGGACCGTTGCAGTCAAAATGGTTGAGCACCTCGAGCCAACACCAATAACAACAGAACCCGTGCACCTCCTCAATGGTGGCGAGCAGCCGCGCGGCATCGGCATTGTCCTGCGCCTCGCGCTCGAGCGCCGCCAGAGCCGAGGCCACAAGCGGGCTGCGATGGTAGCTCATGGCCAATCGCCGTGCGGGTTGAACAAATCGAAGTCGCAGCGCCTGCGAATGGCCTCGGCACTGTTGAGCTCGGCGTTGCTCATTCGCGGCGGGCGCTTGGAGCCGAGCGGCCCCTGCTTGGCATGACGCAAGGCCATGATGGCGATCCGGCTTGCCGACATCAAATCATCGTAGAGCCGCACGATCTGATTATTCTTTCTGTGATAGCCACGAAACTCCTCGAACCAGCTCAGCTGCGTGTTTGCTACCTTGAACCGCCCGGTGGTCATGCGCTGCCAGATTTCAAAGATGCCGCGCTCGGTCGAGACGCTGCCATCCTCAAAAGTTGCGGAGTGCGGCAGCATGCGCAAGTCCTGGGCGCGATAAAGCTTGGACAGCGGTTCGCCGGTTCCCATCTCGCGATTGTCGCCGTCGGCTGGATAAGCCACCACGACGTCGGCGCCGATCGCCTTCATGGGCACCGCATGCTGCAGCGGCGTTTGCCCCTTGAGCCGAATACAGTGGTGGACATGCACGACATCGGCATCAACATCATGCAGCAACAAAACCGCGGCGAAGGCGTGAGAGATCCCAAAATCGAGGCCCCAAATCTTGAACCAATGCGGCGGCACATTCACGATCGGCGGCTCGGTGATGGTCTCCTCGTCCACCGGAAAGATGCTGCCCTCACCCAACATGTCCTCGCCAAAGACGCGCGTGCGCATCTCATGCGGCGGGCAATTGCGCTTGATGCCCTCAACCATCTCGCGCGACATGTGCGATCCCGGCAAGTCGCAGATGTCGTAGAGCGACATCTTGACGAGGCCTCGGTCCGGTGAATCCTCCTGCGTGAATCGGCGCGTGACCTCGCCGGGGCCGCCCATCGGCGTATAGACCAGGAGCGCACGGCCGTTGGTCGCGCTGATGCGCGTGATGCCTTCCGAATACACGTCAGGCGGCGGCTCTTCGTCGAAGACGATCAGATCCAAAGTGACGCCCTGAAAAGCCTCACGGCCGGACTGGTAGCTTCTAAACCGGATCGTCGAATTCCCACCGCTCACGTGCCGTACGCGCACGGTGTCGTAGGCATCGGTGATCCCGCGGGCGAGCGACGTGTCGACTATCAAATCAAGCGGGACACAGCCTGTGCCTAGCGCTTCGGCATCGCCGGGCGGGCCGAACAGCAGCGCCTGCATCACGTCGCGCAGCAGGATGGCGGTCTCCGAGCATACCCATGCCGCGATCGGCTTGCTGAAACGGTGGCCCCGAAACCACGGCGGATAACGGCCAGTCAGGTGGTAACTAATCTCTACACAAGCCGCAAAGCTCTTTCCGCTCTGATTTGCACAACGGAATAAGCGCTCGCGCTTGCTGGCACCGAGCTCGAGCAGTTCGATCTGCTTCGGATACAGGTTGACGCGATCGATCACCCAAAAGCGTTGGCCGTACTGCTTTGTGCTATTCGACCGGCGCGCGATCTCACGCAAGGTAACCGGGTCGGGCGCGCTGCGGGTGCCGTCCAGTTCGTCAGCCCACTGCTGCAACGCATTCTCCCTCGATCAGCTTGGGCTGCGCGTCGAGCTGCTGCTCCAGATGATAGAGACCATCACGGCCGAAGATTTCCTCGAGCCGCGCTCTTTCGACCCCGAGCCTGCGGAATGTGATCAGCTCCTCAAGAGCCTGCTTGGTGTAATCGGTCTTATGCTCAACGATGATGTTGTGGAACGTCTCGGGGGCAAACCCGCCGCGGTCCATGAGAGCCAGGTTGGCCCGCAGGCAGTCGCGGTGCGACAGATCGCGCGCGATCGTGGCAACGTTCTTGAGCGAGACAAAGGCCTCGGCTCTGATGATCTTGCCACCCAGCTCGCGCAAGGCATCTTGCACCTTCGGATGGTGCAAGACGTGGTTGGCCTGGACGTAGAGAGTGTTCTCGGTGCTGTGCGACTTGCCATAGCCTGCCGCCTTCAAGGCACGTATCTCGCTGCCATATCCGGCCGGGCCGTGCCTCAACTCCAGAACGAAGCGGCGTTGCATCGGCGTCAACGACCGCATTGCGGGGCCGTAGCTTGCGCTTGCATCGGCGTCGGGGGCCAGCGGCGCGGTGGAGTATTTCTGCCGGCGCCGGCGCTTCGGCCGCGGTGCTTTCTCGCGGGGCGCGGTCATCGCCATCCAAACCACCCCTCCACTCGCACAGTAACGTAGCCCCCGCTCGTGACTTTGCTCATCTCTTCGAGGCGCTCGGCAACCGGCGTCGATTTGTTGGATATAATCTCCAGACCCTTCAGCATCCTTTCCGCATGCGGATTGAAATCCGCCTCGGCGTCCAATTTCTCGAGAGCGCGGGCGATCTCGCCAACCGACTCTGCAAACGGCGAGCCACACAACTCAATCAGGAATCGTTCAAAGCCAGCGACGGCCATCACTGCACCAAGCGGGTTTCCGCATAAAGCGGCTCAAACTCGGCCGGCACGTTCCTCGATGCCCTGCGCCATGCATACGAGTACGGCAGTGGCCCATTCGGCGCGCCCGCGGCACGGCCTTCCCGACGGTGAGCCAACACGTCCCGCGTCTCCGCTTCCGACAAAGTGACAACAATCTCGTGGATTTCGCCAGTCGTACTACGGAAGGGACAACAGTACTTCACGACCAGTCTCCAGTGCCGATGCTGTTGATTATATTAAAAACCATCAACTGATAACCGCGATCCTGCGGCAATCCGGGATAAAAGGCATTCTCATCGCGCTCCATCAAATCGTGCCAATACTGTGCGACATACACGTCTTCCGGCGAAAATTTGTTGTCGGCCAAAATAAAGCTGATCGCTCTATCAGGAATGCCCTCGGCCGCCATGTCCGCGGCGACCGAGACTAAATCGCGCCTCGTCAACCCGGCCTCGCCTGCCGTCGTCTCCATAATCGGCTCGGCGGTCATCTCAGCAGGCGAGGCAGCAGCCTTCAGCTCAGAAAGCCGGCTCCATTCCTCCTTGGCGGCGATGTCGCCCTTTTCCAAACGACGAAGGAAATCGGGCGTCTGACCGAGCTGCACAAGACGTTGCGCAGCTTCGGTGGGCGTGGATGCATGCGGACCGACAAGCGGCGGATCATAGGTTGCTTGCAGCGCGGCCAGCTGTTCGGTCGCCTGCTCGGAGGACATGCTCGCACTATGATCGACAGACCCAGATGCTTCAGGCGGCGGCGACATTGCGCTTTCCTTCCATGATGGAGCGCGCAAGATTGTTTGCTTGCTCGATCGCAACACTTAGCTTCGTGATCTTTTCAGGCTGATTGAGCAGCATATAGTCCGGACACTTCGGGCCTGGAATCGTGGGCGGCAGACGTTCCAACTGCGGCCTTCCAGTGACCGGCACCGTTCCGCCTTGGCGATAGAGCTCCGCGCTAACCAACGCAACCAGCTCCATGTTCGACAAGGCCAAACCACCCGGTGGAGGCCCATTTGGATACGCAACGAGCGCTTTATCAGATAGTACGATGAGTTCATGCCAGCCCTTCACAAACTCGCCGATCGCGCCCTCGATCCTTGCAACGATGGCCACGCGCTGATCGAGCAGCTTGCCGACATGCGCACGCACGGCGGCCGCTGCCGCTCGTTGCTCGGCCTCACGGGCTTCTTTGTTTCGGTTAGTCGCGCCGACCATTGCGCTCTGCAATCGCTCGATGGTTGCATGTGCGGCCGCAATGTCAGCAACGCACGCCTTATAACGCTCCTCAGCTTCGGGCGACGTAATACTCGCCTCGGCTGCCTCATGCTGCTTGCGCAACAGATCGGGCAGCTTCGACTTGGCGGCAGCAATCAAGTCGAGAATTTCAGCTGGCTGAAGCGGGGCAGATTTGCGGGCGGCGACAGCCATAAAACTTCCTCAGAATGAATGAGCCGGAAGGCGAGCACCGGCTTTTTGTACGGGATTAGCAAGGCTACGTCGCTTCACACCTTCCTCGCCTTGGCCGCCTTGCCGCCATTCGAGCGCGCGCGCCGGAGATTGATGGCGCCCGGCTCGATCTCGTTAAGTCTGCACACCGAGCGATCGGAGCGCCTGACTGAAAACGCTCGCCGAAACATTGTTGGCGAGTGCCGCGTTCAACAAACCGCGGTAGAATGTGATCTCGGCCGTCCTCGCCTGCACCTGTGTGGCGCCTAACAAACTCGTCTGGCGCTGGCCTTCCAAAAGCGCATGCTGATCGTCAAAGGGCTTATTGCCGGATTTGTAGGGCACGGATGAACCTCCACCAGTTATGCCGCGAGCTCATGCAGGCGGGCGATTTTCTGCTCGAGTTCACGTTTCATCTGCGCGGCCGCCTTGCCATCACGCTCGGCCCGCTCCTTCAACTTCGCAACCTGCTGCTCATCCGCTTCCAGCTGCGCACGCCGCTGCGCGACCTCCTGGTTCCACGCAGCACGCTCATTGGCCAACGCAGCGTCATGCTCCCGGCGCTCACGGCCAATCGCCTCATCGTGCGCTTTGCGCTCGGTGACCAGCTCACGCTGCGCCTGCCGCAGTGACACGATCGCCTGCTCGTTCCGCTCCGCAATCGCAGCCAGTCGCTCGATCGCCTTCGGATCGCGCACCGCCTCCGCCAACGCCCGCAAATCTGCCGCCTTCGGCAGCACCGTCGTCATCCCAAAATTCATGTCCGCCTCCTATGCCGCACGCCCAGTATCCCGCGCCTGCTTCCAGGCCTCGGCCACAAGCCTTCGGATGACCTGCGCTTGACTGCGCTCCTCCCGCTCAGCCTGCTGCCGGACAAAATCCCGCAGCTCAGCCGGCAAGGGCACCGATACAGAACCTTCACTGCTTTTCATGAAACCTCCGCAATGTTCGGAGGCATAGTGAGCTACTGCGAGAAATAAATTAAAACGCACTCAGCGCGGATGCCCATTCCGCCAGCGCGCGCGATTCAGGGCACGCCCGAGCTCAAGCTTGCGCTCCAGCGGCAGGTTGCGGCGCGAGTTGTGGCCCCCAACACGACCTATCTTGCGCATGAAACGGCGGCTGAAGTATTTTGTGAAAGCGTCGGTTTCAGAAGGCAGGCGATGCTTACGCTTCTGCATGCGGGACGTAAGCGCCAGGTTTTCGCGATCCTCGATGAGCACAATTTTGACCGCCAGTGCTTGGCATAGCAGGCCAAACGAGAGCCGGCCGAGGCTGCTACATGGCCTTGGCGAGAGCAACTTACTGACATACCGCGCGGGCAGGCCACAAAGCTCGCCGACGGCGTCTTGTGTCACGCCGAACGAGCGAATGCGATCAGCCAATGCGTTGGTCAAATCGCGGTACTCGCGGCAAACCGCCAAAACTTTTGGTGTCGTCTCGCCACCCTCCTGCATGCACGCTGCCATGCCGTGATTTGCACAATCGCGTCAAGCCGGAGGCCCGCCCGTGCACAAATCACTCCACCCCGCTCTTCCAACCCCCGCCAACCAAATTTCCGAACCCAGCCGCCCCGCTGAGTCATTCCGCCGCCATCCTACAAACGAACGACCACCCCACGCGAGCAGGACCAAAGGATTTCGGCAGAACGGCGCGCTATTTGATGCTCATGTAGATCGGTGATCGAGCGAGCGTTTTGCCCCCCACCCCCCTTCAAGGCAAAAGGTGGTCAAGGCCTTCCGCAGCCAGGCTGCGCTCCACACAGCGAGGTTGCGCCGCAGCCCGCGCTTTGCGGCCCGCATTGCGCAGAGCGCCTCGAGCCGCACATTGCGCCCGGCACCGCACACACCGAATAAGCTATTCGCACGCTCGCTCTCGCAACTCATTGATCGATCAGCAACAAGCAGCTCGAGGCAGGCGCCTGGACCCAATATCAGGACCAAACAGGCAGCAAAGCATCGGCGGCAATGCTTCCGTTGGCGCGAGCAGCAAGCAGCACGCTAGGGGCGGCCCCAAAACTTAACCCTATCGCGTAGAGAAGGAGCAACTCTCGAATATCCACACTGTGGGGGATCGAGGAGCATCATTGCAGCAATGCAAGAGGAGCGTGCAACGGACGTGCAACCGCGTGCAACGCCAATTGGGGGGCAACGTGCAACGCCCTTATATAGGGCGTTGCACCCCCCGGTGTTCCCCCCGTGCAACGCCCGTGCAACCTCCCAAGGCGTTGCACGCTGGCACCCCTAGCTCGCGGTCACCTCATGTCCGCATCTGAGCGACCCGGACATAGGCGCGCGTCGCGTTATGGAGTGCCAATTGACAACGGCGCTAAAAACCTCAATTTTGCGCCGGGAAGTAGTCTCAGACGGTGAGCGGTCGCGCTCGTGCAGCAGCAAAGCGAGTGCGTTGCACGCTCAACGGCATTGAAGTCGGCGAAGGAAATCTCATGGCACAGATCAGACGCACGGTTCTAGGCATCTTGGCCTTGGTAGCTGGTATCGCGGTCATTGACGGTAAAGCGGCGTGGGCTCAGGGGATTTCCCGTCTGGACGCTCGTGTGATAGCCATAAATATCCCCGGCGCGTCGGCGGTGTCGCAGGTCGGCACGTTTATTCCAGGCGCCTCGATTACATTTGGTAAGTGCACTTTATCTCATCCGATACCCAACTCGTTCGGCGATTTTATCAAAACCGGCGCTGTGCTGGATCTGAACCGAATCCTGGTCGGCAGCCGTTCGAATTTCGGCGCCCCGCTCGCCCTAAACGTCGGGCAGGAGGGTTCGTTCCTATCGATCGACCCGGGCCAGCCAGGTGTCCTTAGCGTCCCGCCAGATTTTGCACAGAGCGGCGTACAGGCCTCAACCCTTGGCGGCGCCGTGCAGATGTTCAGCGCCAACAGCCCCCACTGGCTCAACGTCGTCAACAACGGTAGTGCGCTCACCGCTGGGTATACTGGGGTGAGCAATCCCCTCGGCCTATCCAACAACAACGCCTTTGGTCGCGTCTGGCCGGCGAACGCACCGTTTGGGGACAGCGGCGTCGGTTCATCTTCGATTCTCGATCCGGACGGGCGGCCGCTAAAGGGGGCGCCAAGCATCAAAATCGGCGGGGTCTACGTGGGAGACCTGACAAACCGCGACAAGGTGGAAGTGCCGCAGACCCCGCAGGTCATCGCAGGCTCGCTGAGCAAAGGCGCGGTGGGGACGGCCTTCCTCGGCCCATCGCCGGACGGCACCCCACCTACCGGCCTCTCACCTAAAGGGTGCAGGGCGGTGTTTGCCGTCGTCACCGCGGACGGCGCGATCGTCCAGGAACACACGGAAAAGGGGCTGGACGGGATTGCGCCGGCAGGCACGGTTCAGCCGCTTCTCGGTAAGAGCTGGGATCTTCCGAACCAAGGTGTCGAGCCGCGGCTTGGCGTGCTCATGAACCCATACAC